GAAAGAAGTCTTATTCCCCACTTACAGTTTATTACAACTACATAGTATAAAAGGTGCTGGTATTAATATATTTAGAGAAAAAGTTCAAGATGAATATGATGTTATTTCAGACGCTTATAATAAAACATGCGACCAAGCTGTAGAAGCTTATTCACATATCAAAAAAGGCAACCTACGTAAAATGCTTAATACAATGGATGCTATATTTGAAGATATTGACCGCATGAAACAGAATTCCAAAGCAACCCGTGTACCAAGAGCTAAAAAGCCTAAAGCTTCAGACAAACAAGTCGAAAAGCTTAAATTTATGCTGGAGAATGTAGATGCTAAATTAATATCTATTAATCCTATATTAATTCCTGGTAAAGAAAAGCTTTACATATATAATTGTAAAAATAAAAAGTTGCAGGAATACACAACCACTGCAACAAGTGGATTTGAAATAGGTGGTACTTCAATAAAGAATTTTGATAAAGAAAGCTCTAGACAAGCTACTTTAAGAAAGCCTGATGAGATATTACCAATGATTTTAGGTAAAACTGAAAAACAAATCGGAAAGATTTGGGAAACATTAACAACAAAAATAGATAACCCTACAGGAAGAGTTAATGCTGACTGTATTTTATTAAGAGTATTTTAGGAGGAAATTATATGTACTCAGTAGGAGATACTTTCCCTGCATTCTCACTGCAAGGAATAGATGAAAAAAATGAATTTGTGAGAGTTGAAGTAGACGAAGGATTTACACCACATAAAAAAGATTGGTCAGTGGTTTATTTCTATCCAAAGGACTTTACATTTATTTGTCCAACAGAAATAGCTGGTATGGATGTTTTAACAGAACATGCTAACGTTATTGGAATAAGTGGCGACAATGAATTTTGTAAATTAGCTTGGAAAGAGTCTAATCAAATGATTGGTACTATTAATCATACATTAGCAGCTGATTGCGGACTAAATCTAGCTAGTGAGCTAGGAATAGTTGATGTAGATAATGGAGTTGCTTATAGAGCGACGTTTATCTTTGATAAACAAAGAACTATACAGCACGTATCAGTGAACGCACTAGACACAGGAAGAAATGCTGATGAAGTCTTAAGGACTTTAAAAGCTTTACAAGCTGGTGGTCTAACAGGGTGCGCATGGAATGAAGGTGAAGACTTTGTCGGATAAAGAGAATCCATTAGAACATAAGATTATGACAAAGAAACGATTTTCTGCAGCAGTAGAACATCTAGTTGCTAATAACAATATGTCATATATTGATGCAGCATCTTATGTGATTGAACAACGTTCAATGGACTATAAGAATCTAAAGAAATTATTAACAGATTCTTTAAAGCAAAAGATTGAAGAAGAAGCTTCTAACTTACATTTAATCAAAGCAAAGCGTGGTAATAAATTACCAATATGAATGACCCTTTTGAATCTTATAAGTTATATAACGCACTCAAATTACATTTCGAAACAGATGGATATGATGCGATTAAATACCATTTTAAGACTTCAGTAAAGCCAACTTCATTCTTTAAACGAAAGGATAAGTTTTTCTTCGCTAAATTAGCTAAAACATATGAATCTGAATTAAAGGATTTTTATATAGCTAACTTTAAAAACGATGTTAAGTACGTCGGCGACATGCTTAACGAAGGCGGAGAAAAATATTATAGAGACCATAAGAAAATTATGGAATCGCTAACGTATCAGTTTCAAACTGATATAAATAAACTATATGATATGGATATATCGTTTGACGAGCTCTTAGTAGCAGAGGAAAACAATCATCCATTGATTATAAAACTTTGGATGCAAGAAGAAATACTATTGGAAACAATAGTCATCTTGGATTCAATAATAGGTTTTGTAGAACGCGAAAATAAAAAGATAACAGACACAATTATTTGGCCTGATATCTATAGAAAGATTATGAAATACAAACCGTTTGTAAAGTTTGACAGAAATAAATGTTTAAATTTATTAAAAGAAACCTTTACAAAAGCATAGAAATATGTTATAATATATAGTATACATTATGAATAAAGTGGATAATTCAGTAATACATTGTAAATACGGAGAAATATAAAATGTCACTAGAAAATCTAAAGAGCATGCGAGGCTCGTCAATCGACAAACTCGTAAAAGCAGCAGAAGCTGTATCTTCAGCAAAACCAGAAACTAATTCCTATGCGGATGACAGATTTTGGAAACCAACTAGAGATAAAGCAGGAAACGGTTATGCCGTAATCAGATTCTTACCAGCGAAAGATGGTGAGGACTTACCTTGGGTAAGATATTGGGACCATGGATTTAAAGGCCCAACTGGTTTATGGTATATCGAAAACTCTTTAACATCTATTGGACAGCAGGACCCAGTATCGGAGCATAACTCTGTACTTTGGAACTCTGGTAGGGACGAAGATAAAGCTCTTGCGAGGGAAAGAAAAAGAAGGCTTCATTATGTAAGTAATGTGCTAGTTGTTTCTGACCCAGCAAATCCAGACAATGAAGGGAAGGTATTCCTTTACACGTTTGGTAAGAAAATCTTTGATAAGGTTATGGACGTCATGCAACCTCAGTTCGCTGATGAAGAACCAGTAAATCCATACGATTTCTGGGAAGGCGCAGACTTCAAAATCAAAATCAGAAAAGTAGAAGGTTGGGTAAACTATGATAAATCTGAGTTTAGTTCACCATCATCTTTATATGAAGGCGATGAAGCTAGACTAGAAGAAACTTATAGTAAACTTTACTCTTTACAAGAGTTCTTACAGCCAGGCAATTATAAAACTTATGATGAGTTGTCAATGAAGCTTAATAAAGTACTAGGTATTGATGCAGGACACGCTCCAGTAGCAGCACCAGTAGTAAATGAAGCTCCAGCTCCAGCGTTGACTGCAGAAGATAACCACTTCGAGTCAGCTCCAGAAGCATCATCTGATGAAGATGACACACTATCGTATTTTGCTAAATTAGCTAAAGAAAGTTAAATTTTAATTAATTTTCGGAGGGGTCGTGAATCGGCCCCTTTTTTTTATGGAAGAGGCGTATGTCTATTAACAAAGTTAAACATTCTATTGAATGAATTCTCATCATCAATTGTACCAGTTATAGTCACACTATCACCACCAGTATTACTTACATTATTTTGATTTAATTGTGAGAATTCTCCTTGGCCGAATTTTTGTTTAGCTTGGTCAGATAAGAATGCAATTTCATTTCCTTCTGAATCTAAACCGTCCATTTTAGGCATTTTATCTTTAAGTGCTTTAGTTAATCCAGCTGACATATGAGCATTGTATGATTCCATAAACGCTTGTTGTGGTGTCACACCACCTGGAGGTAAAGCTTTAAATGCAGCAGCGGCTCCTTTTGCAATAGCTATTGGGTAATCTAATATTTTTGTAAATATAGTACCAATAGTCATTAACATACTTTTTATTAAACCGCCAATACCAATATCAGCTACTATATCTCTTATCATATTGAGAGTGCCAATAATAAAATCACCGATTGCATAATATAATTCATCAAAGAAATCTGCAAAAGAGAATGCAGTAAAGGTTTCTTTAGCACCATCGATGCCTGGTAATAAATCTAATAACCAACCAACTGCTAGTAATACAAAGTCTATAAACTCTCCAATAAGTATTCGGAAAGCTCCTCTTATAAATCCAATAGCTCCTCTAATTATACTATTAGTTTTATCAGTTTCCTTTTTCGCGTCTTTAAACGCTCCCATAATACCACCAATTGCTCCAACAATCGGCCATATAATTTTACCAAGTATTTTACCTACTTGTATAAAAGCATTTTGTATTGCTTGAAAGAATCCAAAGAATCTAGACAATGGGCCTGACTTTGAAAAGAATGTTCGTAGTCTATCACCAAATTTTGAAAACATACCGCCTTCTTTACCAGTAAATACCTTTAGAATTCTATCTGCGAATTGACCAATTTTATTAAAGACAGTTGTAAAAGCTGTTTTCACACCGTCTGTAAGATTAGCCCATCCTTTTACTATTGGACCTTTTGTCCAATTAATGAAGTCTCCTATTTTTTTAAAAATCCATGAATCTGCTTTAATACCAAATTTTAAATCTGCTAATCCTTTAAATGCTAATGGAGCTCCAGTAAATAATCCAACAAGGGCAGTGCCGATTTTTCTTGCATTGCCTATTTGATTGGCTATAAGTTTACCTATATCTTTAGCAATATTCATGAATCCACCAAATGCAGTAGAGAAGAAACTACCCTTTGAACTTGAAGTAAAGAATTTAGCAAATCTAGAGTTTTTAAAGAAATTTACAAATCTAGTTTTAAAATTACCGAGACCATTTTTAAGATTTGCAAATAATTTATCTAATTGAAACATCTTAGTAACGCCGATAGCAGCTCCTTTAATTTTTAGGCCAATCTTTTTAAAGATATTAACATATATACCACCTATACCTTGTACTACTCCTATTAATAGTCCAACAAGAGCTGTTCTAAATATAAGTCCAATTACTGAAATACCATCATCTCCAAATTCTTTTTTCAATAGTTTATATTGTTTCTTTAATTGTTTAAAGACGTCTTTTAAACGGTCGTTTCTTTCTTCGTCTCTTTTTTCTTCAGCACGTCTTCTAACTAATTCTTCTTTTGATGCTTCTATATCGTCTAATCTACCTTCTTGTAAAGCAAGAATTAAATCTTGCATTGAACGCAATTGCGCATTAGACATGGCATGACCTTCATTTTGTACGTACTCTTGTAGTTCATTTGAATATATAACAGCCTCTTTTTGCAAAGTGGTCTGGTCTTTATTCATTTCTGCAAGTTTATCAACTACATGGTCGAGTGTACTCTTTGGTCCCATTGGGTCTGCCATTTATTTCTCCTTATTTACCACCAAAAGCTTTACCAGCTTCTGATATACCGAATGCACCTAATGTGACTACCACAAAAGATGTATAAATCGTTTCTGATACTTTTAAATCTAAATCCCATGCTAATGCAGTGACTAAATCTGTAATACCAAAGACAGTCATTAGAAAGAATGATATAAAGCCTATGATAGCTTTTTCATTTAAATCATTATCGTCTAAAAATAAATCGATGAATTTTCTTTTTCTAGGTCCTAATCGCTCTGCAGCAATTCTGGCCTCTTCTTTCATCTCTTTAATCTGGTCTTCTTGCTCATCCAGCTTCTCAATCATAGCCATATACTTATCTAAGTCTATTTCTACTTCATTTCTGCTGTTGTCTTGATTATCAGCCATAATTATCTCCTCTTCATTTGTTGATTCTCGCGTTCTATACGCTCGTTTTCTTTTTCAATATGTTCCTTAAGTAACGAAATATAAATCTCCCTTTCCCACGGTACCATATTATCTAATTCAGTTAAACTATACTTATGGTGCTGCATCATAGCAAAATTAGTCTTATAATGGTTTACAAGACTATCGTGCGAAAGGCCTACGTAAAAAAACTTGGTAATCCTCTTAATACCTGAGTTTCATCTCTGCCACATCCGCACTTATATTCAAGAGTGTGTTCTATTGTTGGCATTTCTCTAAAGAAATCGCTCAACTTCATAAATTGCACACTACTTAAAGAATCAATAAAGTTAGTTAATGACTTTTTAGATTCGTTTTCTGCTGGATATAAATCATCCGCATCATAAACCGCATCTATACAAGACATTATCATACTTAATGCTCCTTCTGCATCACTTTCATCTAAGTCCCCAATCCTTTCAACGTCTTTCATTGATGGATATTTCATTACTACACCAACGTCATCTGTCAACTCAATACGAGTAGATTCCAGCGTGACAGTTGGTATTTCAATGTCTTCAAAGTTAATATTTAAATCATTAACTATCTCACATTGTTCATCCTCACATTTTACTTTTACATCAATCGTTTCACCGACTGATTTCGCTCTTAACGCTAAAAAAATACTTTCAATGTCAAACATTGGTAAGTTTTCAACGTCAATATCATCTTCTAGACAGCTTTTAATAACATCTATAGTTGCCTGCATAATAACTTTATTATTATCAGACTCCATAGCCATCATTAAAATCTTTTCTTCTTTCACTAAGTATGGTCTATACGACACTGTTTCACCAGTTGACGGAATAACCATCTTATACCTAGCTGTATTTAGCTCTGGTAAAGCCATAATATTCTCCTATATTATTATATTATCCAAATATGGATAGCGCATTTTTAATTAAGCTACCCGTACTACTTAATGCACCTTCCGGCACACATTTATCATATGCAAAGCTCACATTCAATTTTTGAATTCCTGTTGCTTCATTACTCAAAGCAACCTCGCCTATGCTTACAGGGAATGCTCCCTCTAATTTCACACCATATATTGGTACATCTTGTTCGTCTAACTGTTGTATTATTACATCAGTACTGACGTCGTCT